TGAGCGCTACTCCTTGAACGCGCTATCGTCGCGCGGCATGATATACGCTGACCAGCTCGATGAGATAAACAGACGCGTGCTTAACGGCGAGATAGACCCGCAAGCGGCTAGGCTTGTCGCTGACAACTACAAGTGGACGGCGGCTAGGCTTTTGCCAAAGGTGTACGGTGACAAGCAACAGGTCGACGTTACGCATGAGGCTGGTGGGTCGTACCTCGATTTGCTACAGCAGGTCAATCAAGCGGCTCAGCTAAAGCACGCCAATGTCGTTGAGGCTAAAGCTATAGAAATTAAAGAAAACACACATGATAAAGTACGCGCGCGCGATGAAATTAACCAAAAATCGGTTAACAAAAAGATGCACAAAAAACAGGCAAAACAGGGCAAATGACGCAAAAGTTATCCACAGGCTTTGTAAGTCATTGTTTTTGTTATATACCGAAAAAACATAATGGACATTATGCGACATTTTCTGCATCTCTGACCGAAAATAACCAAAATCTGGTTAACCCCCCCCTTCGCTCACACGCGGGGGGCGGGAAGAAAAATATATACCCTTACCACCCCCCGTCGGAGCTGACGCATGACTGACACCCACGCCACCGTCGAAGCAATCGCCGCACTACGCGAAGACCCCGCCCTATTCGTTGAGACGGTACTGCAAGCCACGCCGCAAAAGTGGCAACGCAAAGCCCTAGACGCCATAGCGCAAAATGACCGCGTCGCCATAAAATCCGGCCACGGCGTCGGAAAAACCGCATTTGAGAGCTGGGTCGTGCTGTGGTGGCTGATGACGCACTACCCCTGCAAAGTCGCCGTGACGGCCAACAGCGCGCACCAGCTATCCGACGTGCTGTGGACAGAGATAGACCGCTGGGCGCGCAATATGCCGTCGGCGTTCAAAGACCTGCTGGAGTTTAAGTCGGACAAAATATCGCTCAAGGGCGCAACCGACAGCTTCGCCGTGGCGCGTACCAGCCGGCGCGAAAACCCCGAGAGTTTGGCGGGTTTTCACTCGCCCCATAGTCTGGTTGTGGTCGAAGAGGCGTCCGGCGTGCCAAACGTGATATTTGAGACCGCCAGCGGCGCGCTATCCACCCCCGGCGCGAAAATTATCATGTGCGGGAACCCCACGCGATCCGACGGCTACTTCTACGACGCGTTCCATAATGACCGCGACAAGTGGCACTGCATCACTGTGTCTTGCGAAGAGGGCGAGTACGTCGACCCCAAATTTATCGCCGAAATGGCGCAGAAATACGGCGACGAAAGCAACGTGTTTAAGGTGCGCGTCTTGGGCGAATTTCCGACGCAATCCGACGACGTGCTGTTGCCGTTGCACCTGATCGAGGACGCGGTGACACGCGACGTCGAGGCCGGGCCAACCACCCCCGTCGTATGGGGGCTGGACGTCGCACGCTTTGGCGGCGACCGGTCGGCACTGGCGAAGCGTCAGGGCAACGTGCTGATCGAGCCGATCAAGACGTGGCAGAACAAAGACCTGATGGAGCTGGCCGGTATCGTGCTGAGCGAATACGACGCCGTGCCGTACAGCCAGCGCCCGCAGGCCATATACATTGACGCAATCGGCCTTGGCGCCGGTCTCGCCGATCGACTGCGCGAGCTGGACATGCCCGCGGTAGCTGTGTCGGTATCCGAGACTGCGTCGCTAAAGGATCGCTTCAACCGACTACGCGACGAGCTGTTCTGGGGCGCACGCGAGTGGTTTGAGGCGCGAGACTGCCACATACCGGACGACGGCACGCTGATGGCGGAATTGTCGGGCATACGGTACAAATACCTGTCGACCGGCAAGCTAAAGGTCGAGAGCAAGGACGAGATGAAGCGTAGGGGCCAGCGTAGCCCCGACGTGGCCGACGCGTTTGTGCTGACCTTCGCGGGGCAGGGTGCGGTTGCTGGCGGCTACTCAAGGGGTTATAATCACAATCGCACACTGAAACCGAAGACGAACTGGGTGGTTTGATGGCACAAGAGTACGAATACGGCTTCTTGCCGCAGGATGAGGGTTACCTCGGCCTGTTGGGCAACCTATTCTCGCCTGTACGCCGTCCAATAATTGAGGCGCCAGAAACCACTTATTTGGACGCTGACGGCGTAAAGTACCCGCAATACAGCGAGGGCGTATACGGTGAGCCTGAGTTTGGGCTTGAATACATGCCCGCGTATCGTGCCGTCGCCGGTTTGCTGTCTGACCCCGTCGAAGCCGCCAAGGCTATGCCAGAGGCTATGCGCCAGTCGGCAAATGAGCAGATACTGGCGGGGCTAGACATTGCCACCGGTGGCACCGGCGAGCTTGTGACTGAAGATGGCGACAGGATTAGCTTTGACCCGCTTGCCGTCCCCGCCACGTCAGCAATCGCACCAGCCGTTGCGACTGCGAGGGCGTTGCCAAATGAGACAATACTCGGTAGCGGGTATGGCAAAATAGGGCATAATCAGCCGCCAGTCGTTGTCGGCAAAACACCGTATGTTGTGACTAACGAGCTTCGCGGCACGCAATTTAGAACCGCAGAATTACCTGACGGTAGCCGCGTTTTATTGGATGCGTCTGGTCAGCCATACATTGAAGACAAAACTATAAACAAGCTACTAACCGGCACGCCAATTACAGAGATGTCGTCGGTATTCACGCCACCGTCTCGCGGCATACTTGTTGATCCCATTGAAGTATCGCCAGAGGATTTTGAGGGCCAGTGGATGGTAAACGCCGCCGGTGACCGCACAAGATACGGCAACCTAAGCGAAGTTAATGGCATACCGCTTTACGGCAGAGGCACAGACTTAGAGGGCGGTGACGAGTTTATGCAAAGCCAGCGCGCCGCGTGGGCCTCGGCTCCAACAGCTATATCCGGTATGGAAAATCAGGTTAAGTCGATCAGAGGCGGTTTGCTTGGCCCAGAAGGCAAAGACGCGCCTATTAACTTAATAACAACAAATATGGCCGAGCGTTCTGGCGACTTTGCTGTAGACACCGCTGAAACTATTATGCGGATGATCCCAAATATGGACATCAGCAAAAAAGACCTAAAAGCGTTTGAGAAAAAAATAAAAGAAAAATACAAAGATTTTCCCGGTTTGTCTGACCCAGATGCCGCGCTTGAGTGGCTGAATAAAGATAGATACACAAAAGGCGCCGGTAACCGCAGACTGTTTTTTGCCCAGACTGCGGCGGCCGGAGATTTTCAAAAACGTGGATTTCCAGATATGGGGTCTGTAAGAGCCGCAATATCACGCCCAGAGACGCGTTTTATGCCGTATGGTAGAACTGGTGCGGCTATTAGCCGTCTGGCCGACGAGGGCGAGCTTGCTGTTCGCCGCCGGTTAGAAGAAATTGATAACCCGCACAAAACATACCCAGACATGATCGGTAAACCTGACGCATATCTGGGCGGTTACGGCGTCACTCTTGATCGGGCTATGGCCTTCCCAGATACTTACTCGACTTTGCTTGGAAGAGGCTCGGATCAATCCGGTATAAGACGTGTTTTTGATATTGGACGTGAGGCTCAGTTTATGACGCCTGAGCTTGTTGATCTTCAAATGAGATATATTGAGGAGCAGAAAAGACTGCTCCGCCAATACGGTTTGTTAAATGACGTGTATTAGTCATACCAGTTTTCGATATTATCTGGGTCTAGACCCAAGGCGCGACACAGATAATCGTCTATGCCCTGTAATTCGTCGGCAACCTCGTTTAACTCTGACAAGCTCATTGGCTTGCCTCGGCGCTGATGCACGCCGTATTCTTGAACCATATTCATTATCGAGTTGCGGTAGACTAATGCGTCTTCTTTGCTTATTTTTACCATATTCGTTACCCCTTGCTTAAAAAACAGAGTTTACACTATATCGAAGTAATATCAAAGGCAAAACAATGGCACCCCGCAAAAAGAAAAACGTAAGCCTGTCAGTCGGTCGCGGTGAGAAGCTGTCGGTTAAGCAGGGCGGTGGACTTACCGCTAAGGGTCGTGCAAAATACAACCGAGCCACCGGCTCAAAGTTAAAGGCGCCCGTGACCGGCAAAGTAAAGCCGGGCAGTAAGGACGCCAAGCGGCGCAAGAGTTTTTGCGCCAGATCGAGGAGCTGGACTAGCCCACGCGGCAAGGCGGCTCGACGCAGATGGAAGTGTTAGAAAATGGCGGCAGGACTACACTACTTTCGTGACGGCACAAAATATCGTGGCGCCGTGCATAAGCACAAGGACGGCACAATTATGACCGGCGCGCGTATGACACCGAAAAGCAAAAAGGTGTTACACTTCAGTCAGCTATCTGACACAGCAAAAAAGAAAGCGAGAAAAAAGTAATGGCTTGCATGAAGAAAAAAGGCAAGGGCGGTAAGAAATATGCCCGGTAGAGGTTTGTACGCAAATATCCACGCCAAGCGCAAGCGCATTGCCGCTGGCTCTGGCGAGAAAATGAGAAAGCCCGGCACGCGTGGCGCGCCGAGCGCAAAGGCTTTTAAGAAAGCCGCAAAAACTGCGAAAAAGAAGAAGGCGAAAAAATGATTGTATGTGATAATTGCCCATACCGCGGGCGTTGCGAAATTAAGCAACGCTGTATCCAAGGCAAGAACCCAGCCGTCGAGACTGTGGCTACGCCTCGCCCGCCAAAGACCGTGCAGACCACTAGCGGCCACAGCGAGACCGCCGCAAAGATAAACACGCCGGTTAAGGGCGCGTCCAAAGGCGCGAAGAAGAAGACGCGCAAGGTGACTATGCAATGATGGTGCGGCGACCGGTGGTGGGTCGCATACGCCGCGTCCAGCCCCCGCTAGAACAAACAAAGGAAGTGTGCAATAATAGCACAGCGGATAAGGCTAAACCCGCGCCAAAGCGCGTGGCTAAAGGTGCAAAGAAAAATGGCAAAAATGGATGACTATCAGCTCGGCTCGATAGTGTCAGGTGAGATCACCGACGCGTTGAACCACTTTGACAGCGAGTACACCGAGGAGCGCCTACGCGCCCTTGATTTTTATCTGGGTGAGCCGCTGGGCAACGAGGTCGAGGGCCGGTCGTCTGTAGTCGCCACCGAAGTCGCTGACACGGTTGAGGCTATCATGCCCAACCTCATGCGCGTATTCACGGCAAATGACAAATACGTCCGCTTCGCGCCACGCACTGCCGAGGACGTCGAAGCCGCCGAGCAGGCGTCGAATTACGTCAACTATGTGATTAACCAGCGCAATGACGGTTACAAACTGCTTCACACGTTTTTCAAGGATGCACTGTTATTTCGTATGGGCGTCATCAAGTTTTTCTGGGAAGAGCAGGAACAGGTCGACGAGGAAGAATACAGCGGGCTAAGCGAAGACGAGCTGGTCATGTTGATGAACGATCCCGACGTCGAAATCGTCGAGCAGGCCGAAACCGTAATGGAAAGCATGTACAGCGAGGAAACCGGCGAGATGGTGCCGCTTCGCTCTGAGTACGACCTAACCGTCCGCGTCACACGTCGCGAGGGCGAGATTAAAGTCATCAACGTGCCGCCCGAAGAGTTTTTGGTGTCACGCCACGCGACGTCGCTTGAGGACGCGCACTTTATGGCGCACCGCACGTCGCTGACTGTATCCGAGCTTGTGGCTATGGGTTACGACCGCGACTTGGTCGAGAAGTACGCCGGCGAGAACGAACTGGACACCGACCGCGAGGTAAACAACCGCTTCCAAGACATCGAGGCCGCGACCGGCGTTGATCCGGCCGACCCGACTTTGCGCTCGGTCATTTATCACGAGTGCATTATGAACATCGACTTTGATGGCGACGGCATCGCCGAGCGCCGCCGCATCTGCGCGATTGGTTCCGACGGCGCCGAGATTTTGCACAACGAGCCGTGGGATCACATCCCGTTTGCGGTTGCGTCGCCTATCCTGATGCCGCACCGTCTGGTCGGTCGCTCGATCTACGACATGACCGAGGACTTGCAGGTCATTAAGACTACGCTGATGCGCCAGTATCTGGACAGCGTGTATTCGTCGACACTGCCGCGCATAGCGGCCGTCGAGGGGGCCGTAAATCTCGATGACCTACTCGATGCTCAGGCTGGCGGTGTGATCCGCGTAAGACAGCCGGGCATGATACAGCCACTGGCTGGCGCGTCTGTGGGCGGCGAGATACGCCCGCTGATGGATTATCTCGACACGGTTAAGGAACAGCGCACCGGCATGTCAGCCGCCTCTCAGGGCCTCGACGCAAACGCGTTGCAGTCGTCTACCGCTAGTGCGGTTGCCGCTACGGTACGCGGCGCGCAGATCAAGCTGGAAAGCTACGCGCGCACAATGGCCGAGACCGGCGTGAAGGATTTGTTCAAGGGCATCTTGGCGCTTGTGCTAAAGCACGACACCAACGACAAGATGCTACGCCTCAACAACAGCTTTGTGCCGATTAACCCAGCCGAGTGGAAGTCGCAGTTTGACACCATCGTGCAGGTCGGGCTTGGCACCACAGACGACGAAACCAAGATCGCGTTCCTGACGCAGATTGCGGCGAAGCAAGAGCAAATCCTGATGCAGTTAGGCGCCGACAACCCGCTGGTGTCAGCGCCGCAGTATGTAAACACACTGCGCTCGATTGCCGAGATTGGCGGCTTTAAGGATGCCGACCAATTCTTCAACCCGCCGCAGGTTGTCGCCCAGACGCTGGCAATGCAGAAACAGCAGGCCGCACAGCAACAGCCGCAACAAGACCCGGCGGTTATCGCGGCACAGCAGAAAGCGCAAATGGACATGCAGATCGCACAGCAAAAAGCCGAGGCCGAGATCGCGTTGAAGCGCGAGCGCATGCAGGCCGAGCTTGAGCTTGAGCGCGAGAAGATGGTTATGGAAATGGACATACGGCGCCAAGAGCTAGAGGCCGAGGCGCAACTACGCGTGGCTAAGGCTGTGACCGACGCCGAAATCTCAACGAACCTGCCGAGGGCATAACGATGGCTATGAAGAACCCACCACGCCGCACCACGATCAAAGGCCAGAAGCACCTGCTGGCGTACATCACGCCAGAAGAGGCGGCGCTGTTGAAGGCACGCGGCGGCTCTGGTGAGTTGCACCACGGCATCCCGTCATATCCACCATCCGCAAGGGGCGGTTCCGGGCTTGATGGTAGTGGCGGTGGCGGCTACGAAGGGGGCGGCGGCGGCGGCGGCAACGACAATGGTGGCGGTTTATCTGACGAAGACATCGACCAAAGCGTTCAGCAGGATATCGCCGCCGCCGCCGCCGCCGCGCAAGGCGTTGACTTGGGTGGTTATCAGTATGACGCGGGTTTCGATAGCACTGCTCGCGGAACCGCCAGAGACGTTTACGACACAATGATGGGTATTCGGACGGCGACAGGTTTAACTGCGCCAGAAGCCAGAAATCAAATTATGGGGTATGTGGCTGACCAGTTACAAGACAGAAGAAATAAAGCTAGAAGCCTTATGTCTTTTCCTGTGAGTTTATTTGGCAAGACATACCGAGTGCCGTCTATTATTGGCAGTATTGGCGGGCTTCTTTCAAATTTTAATCTCAGCAATATAGAAAACGCGTTACAAGACCAAAACGCATACCCAGCGTTTGATGTGACAGGCAAGCTACAGGGCGCATACGGGCCGGGTCTGTTTGGGTTTGGTGAGGTGTATACTGGTAATCGGCCTAACCAACCAACCTTTGACGATGGAAGAGGCCCAGACACCGTACCCGCCACAACAAACCCCGTAACCGGCGAACAGCAATGCCCAGACGGCTACATGTTCGACGAGGACTTGCAGGCGTGCCGGTTAGCCGGTGGATTGCCCGGTGGCGATGGCGAGGTTATGACAACGTCAGGCCCGTATGAGGCTGGCGACTACGCGCGTATGGGTTTGCTCGATGTGGCACCTATGGGTATGGGGATGTTTGCCCAGCGTTACGGCGCTGGCTTTGGCACGCCGCAGGATTTCAGCTCGGCTAACTTAGCTTTCCGGCGCGGCGCGGCTACACGTCCGCAGTATTTTCAGCAGGCGCCCGACCTAACAGGGTACACACTTTTATCGTAGGGAAAAATGGACAAACACAAACTAAGGGACAAGCAGGCGCGGGCCGAGAAGGCCGCCAGCCTGCTACGGCATGAACTTTTTATTGAGGCGTTTGATCATTTGGACGCAAAGTTTATCGAGGCGTGGAAGTCGAGCGAAGTTGCCGACACTGAGGCACGCGAGCGTATTTATAACCTAAGCCAAGCACTTTATGCTCTAAGGGGGTATTTCCAAAGCGTGGTCGAGGATGGTAAGTTGGCAGAGGCGCAGATAGAAGAGTTAAAGCGCCGCAATATTATTAACAACATAAGGTGATGACATTATGGTCGATAATCCGAATGGAACCGACGTTTTATCAATGAATGACGCATTAAACCTTCTGGGCAATCCCCCTGCGGATACTGCGGCAGAAGAGAACGAGGCTCAAGACGAGCCTCAACAGCCAGAGGCAGAGGCACTTGATGCCGCCACCGATAACGCCGACGAGGCGCCGGATGACGACATTGAAGATGATGATGCCGACGAAGGCGAAGATGACTACTACGATGATGAAGACGACGAAGTTGTCGAGGAGCCTCAGCAAACCTATAAAGTCAAAATTGATGGCGAAGAGGTAGAGGTAGACCTAGACGAACTGCGAAACGGTTATCAGCGTCAGCAGTCATTTACTAGGAAGTCGATGGAATTGGCTAACCAGCGCAAAGCCTTTGAACAAGAGGCGGCCGAGGTTAAGCAAATGCGCGACACCTACGCACAGCAACTTGAGTTGTTGAGCGCCCAAATCCAACAGACAGTCCAGCAGGAACCTGATTGGAGAGCATTAGCCGAAACGATGAGCGAGCGTGACTTGTTCCTAGCTAAGACCGAATGGGATCAGTACAAGGAACAGCAGAAGACAGTCGAAGCCGAAAGGCAACGCGTCGCAGAACAGCAGATGCAGGATCATCAGCGCAATCTGGAAAAGCACTTACAGCACCAGCGCGCCGATATGTTGCAACGCATACCTGACTGGCAGAATGACGACATTCGCGAGAATGAGCGTCAGGAAGTCATCAAGTACGCACAGCGTCGTATTGGGTTCAGTGAAGAAGAGATCGCCAACGCGTCTGACGCGCGGGCTATCGAATTGCTTTACAAGGCGTGGAAGTGGGACAACCTTCAGTCGAAGAAACCCGCCGCCAAAAAACGCACCCGACAAGCGCCAAAGATGGCTAAGGCAGGACGCCCAAAAACCAAGCGCGAAGTTGCTACCCGTTCTCGGCAACAAGCGAGAAAGCGTTTTGAAGACGCTGGAACCGTGGATGCCGCCGTTAATTATCTAATGGGCAGATAGCCCAAGGAGTAAATTACAATGACTGTTTTTGCAACAAGCGCGGCAGTCGGCGAAAAGGAACAGCTCGCCGATATTATTTACCGCATCGACCCTGCTGAAACACCAATTTTCAGCAACGTAAAAAAAGAGACCAGCAATGGTATCTTTGTGGAATGGCAGGTCCAGGAGCTGACGGCGGCGTCAGCTACCAACTATCATAATGAGGGAGCGACCACTGCGACTGCGGCGGCGACTCCAACATCACGCGTTGGAAATTATCACCAGATCTCCAAAAAGGTCTTCGCAACATCTGGCACTCTCGACGCTGTCGACACTGCCGGGCGTGAGCGTGAACACAACTACCAAAAAGTGTTAAAGGCCCTGGAGCTTCGTCGCGACATCGAAAAGGCAATCGGTGACACCGACGTTGCCCGTGATGGCAATGACCCTCGTAAGTCAGCGTCTCTGACTTGCTGGATGTCAAACGGTAGTGTGGGCGCAACCGGGGCGTTTGCTGTTGGTGCCGACGGCACAACAACAATCACGTCAGGTACCGCACGCCCATTAACCCTGGCGCTCATCGAAGATGGGATGCAGGATGCCTGGGAAGACGGCGGTAATCCTCGTCTGATGGTTGCGTCTGCAACCAACCGCGCCAACTTCTCAGACCTGTCAGCGTCTGGCAACTTGGTGTCTAACGACGTAAACATGACTGCCGCTAAGGAAGTCACATATGTCGGGTCTACCAGTGTTTTCTTGACCGATTTCGGTACGGTCGAGGCGGTTCCATCTCGTCTAATGGGTAACGACCGGGTGTTCTTGATTGACCCAGACTATGTGTCAATCTGCACACTGAACGGCCGTAACTTCCTTGAGGAAGACTTGGCTAAAGACGGCGACGCGACCACCAGTCACCTGGTGACTGAGTGGTCACTCAAGCCTACGGCCCCCAAGGCACACGCTGTTGTGTTTGACCTTAACGGTTCGTAATATCATTGAGGGGGCGGGCGACCGCCCCCTCTCTTCTAATTCATAGGTGGTAATATGAAGCGCGTCTTATACACAGACCCACACACCAAAAAAGAAGTGTACCTGCACCAGAACAATGACGGCTCGACTGTCATTGAGCAAAAGCAACGCTTCGACACGCTGGTGAAGCTAAACCGGCAGATGAATAACGACTACTCCAAGGGCAACATGATCGGCAACACCCAGCGCCACATGCAACATGTAGCGGAAATCCCAAACGTCGTGTATAATCACCTGATTGAGACGCTTGGCACGCCGCAGGAAAACCCGAAGGGTTGGAAGGCGTGGCTGAACGATCATCAGAACCGTGACTTTAGAACAGGCGGCGGAAACATATAATGGCAGTCGATACATACGCAAATCTACAGCTCGCCATAGCCGGGTTTCTGGCTCGCGATGACTTAACCGCACAGATACCCGACTTCATCACAATGGCTGAGGCGCGCATGAGCCGCGAGCTTGAGACGCGCAGTCAGGAAAAGCGCGTGCAGGCCAGCACCGTTGGCGGCAACGAATACCTAGCCCTGCCGGTTGACTTGCGCGAGGTGCGTGAGGTGAAGCTAAACACCACGCCGCTGACCGTGTTGTCTTACTACAGCCCGTCTGCGCTGGACACCAAGTTTTCGTCGGGCGGTCAGGGTAAGCCACTGGGCTACAGCATCATCGGCGACGAAATCAAATTGCGCCCGATCCCTGACACAACCTACACGGTCGAAATCGTTTACATCGGCACGATTGATGCGCTGTCAGCTACAAACCAGACTAACAACATCCTGAGCCGGTCGCCGGATGCCTACCTTTACGGCGCACTGGCCGAGGCGTATGCTTACCTGCTAGATGAAACGCGTGCGTCGCAGTACCTGCAACGGTTCAACCTTGCCCTTGAGGAAATCAAGGTCGATGAGCAACGCTCGCATTATGGCACCGGGTCGTTGTTTATCAGCAGTGTATATCAACGCCAAAATTCAGCAGTGGAGAGCTAAACTATGTCTGCTATGTCCGACTACCTTGAGAATGAAATTCTCGACCACATCTTAGGCACCGGCGCCTACACGATGCCAGCAACTGTTTACGTCGGCCTGTCGACTGGCTCGTTTAACGACGACAACAGCGGCACCGAGCTTACCGGCAACAACTACGCCCGCGAGGCTATCAGCTTTGGCGCGGCCGCATCTGGCGTCGCATCAAATGACGCGGCGGTCGAGTTTAACGCCGCCACCGGCTCTTGGGGTACAATAAGTCACTTTGGTCTCTTTGACGCGTCAAGCTCAGGTAACCTGCTAATCCCCGGCGCA